GGATCGCCGGCAGCGCCGCCGCCCTCAAGTCGACGAGCGTCGCCGACGTCACCGCCGAACTCATCACCCTTGCGAGCCAGCCATGAATCGCCATCTCCTCCTCAGCGAGTTCCTCGCCACGCCCTGGGCGCTCATGCCGGAGCGACTGCAAGCCGCAGCCGGCGTCCTGCACCGCTGGGCCTGCGGACAAACGTCCGATCCCGTAACCCTCGCCGCAATCGCCGACGATCGCCAGGCACGCGACACCCGCCGCGACGCCGCCGCCCAAAATGCCGCCGGCGGAATAGCCGTTCTTCCGCTCTACGGCATTCTCGCGCAGCGCGCCAACATGGTTGACGACATCAGCGGCCCCGGAGGGACCAGCACGCAGCTATTTGCCCAAGCCCTGCGCCAAGCCTGTGCCGACGACACCGTCGGCGCCATCCTCATCGACATCGACAGTCCTGGAGGCAGTGTCTACGGCGTCTCCGAACTCGCCGACGAAATTCTGCAGGCGCGCGCCAAAAAACCCATCTGTGCCATCGCCAACAGCCTGGCCGCCTCCGCCGCGTACTGGGTCGGATGCGCCGCCGGCGAGCTCTACGTCACCCCGAGCGGCGAGGTCGGCAGCATCGGCGTCTGGCAGGCCCACGGCGACTACAGCAAAATGCTCGACGAAGAAGGCGTCTGCATGACGCTGATCGCCGCCGGCAAGTACAAAGTCGAAGGAAACCCCTACCAGCCGCTCGACGACGAAGCGCGCGCCTTCATGCAATCGCGCGTCGACGACTACTACGCCGCGTTCACCAAAGGCGTCGCCAAGTCCCGCGGCGTACCGATCGCTCAGGTACGAACCGGAATGGGCGAAGGCCGCGTTCTCGGCGCCGAAGCCGCCCGCGCCGAAAACATGGTCGACGGCATTCTTACCTTTGACGCCCTCGTCGCCCGGCTGCAAAAGCAACTCAAGTCCGGGCGCCAGGAAAGCGCCAAGACATCCCGTCGCGCCGCCGCCGAGCGCGACCTGCAGCTATTGGGCTAGCACCAGCCCGGCACCGATCCGACGATCGACGCAACGGCCCGACGGCCGGCAGTGCAGCGAACAACCGCCTACGGGCGGTTTTTTCATGCCCCCACTTTTGGAGCATCACCTATGAGCAAGCAAATCCGCGAGCTAAAGGCTCGCAAAGCCGCGCTGATCGACCAGGCCAGCGCCATCAATGCCGCCGCCGCCGCCGCCAATCGCGACCTCGACGACACCGAACTTTCCCACTTCGACGCCCTGAAGGCGCAGATCGAAGGCCTGAACCGCCAGATTGAGGCCGCCCAGTTCCTCATCGAACAGCAAGCCGCCATCGGCGTTGAAGTGCCCGATGGCGTCATCCGCGTCAGCGAAAACCTCGAAAACGATCCCCGCCGCGGATTTGGGCACTTCGGCGAATTCGCCCTTGCCGTCAAGCAGGCCAGCCAGCGCAACGGAATCGTCGACCAGCGCCTGCAGATCGGCGCTGCCGCACCGACCACCTTCGGTTCCGAAGGCATCGGGGGCGACGGCGGCTTTTCCATCCCTCCCGGTTACAGCACCGAAATCTGGACCCACGCCCTCGAACAAGAGAGTTTGGTCCCCTACACCGACAACACAGATGTCTCAGGCAACGGCATGGTTTTTCCGTCTGACGAAACCACGCCCTGGGGAACGGACGGAATTCGTGCCTACTGGCAAGGCGAAGCGCTTGCCGGGACGCCGACCAAGCCAAAGCTCCGTGCAGAGACCATGCGTTTGCACAAGCTGATGGCGCTGGTTCCGATTACCGACGAGCTGCTGGCCGACAGCGTCGCGATTGGCAGTTACCTGACCAACAAGCTCCCGATCTCCATTCGCTGGAAAACCGATGAGGCCATTCTGTTCGGCACCGGCGTCGGGCAACCCCAAGGCGCCCTTGTCGGCAATGCCGCGATCGTCGTCGCCAAGGAAAGCGGCCAAGCCACGCAGACGCTGCAGGCGCTCAACCTCGCCAACATGATGGCGCGCCTGCCGGCCGGCTCATTCGGGAAATCCATTTGGCTGATCAACAACAACGTTCTGCCCGCGCTCTTCACCCTCACGCTCGGCAACTACCCGATCTATCTGCCGGCCGTCGGAGCGGGAGCGATGCAAGGCAACCCATACGGACTGCTGCTGGGTCGCCCGATCATCGTCAGCCAGCACGCCAAGAGCTTCTCGGCTCAGGGCGACGTCTGCCTGCTCGACCTCTCGTACTACCGGACGATCACCAAGGCCGAAGGAATCAAAACCGACATGAGTCTGCATCTCTACTTCGACGCCGACGCCGCCGCCTTCCGAGCGACCTATCGCATCGACGGCCAGCCCGCAATCGTCAACCCGATCGCGCCGCAAAACGGGAGCACCAACCTGTCCCCCTTCGTCCAGCTCGGCGCCCGCTGATCGGTCGCTGATCGCCCGTAGTCCACCTGTTTCCGGCCAGCGCCGGGAAACATTCATCAGGAGCTTCACATGCCCAAAAACATCAAGCTGTCCGAGAGCCTCGCGGTCCTCGCATCCATCGACCCGGCGAGCATCTCCCCAGGATCGGTCAACAGTTCGTGGGTCCCGGCGACCAACTTCCTCTCCTTTCTTCTGGTCGTCCAGACCGGCGTCCTCGGCGCCGCGGCGACGGTCGACGCCAAGATCCAGCAGGCAACCGACGTTTCCGGAACCGGCGCCAAAGACCTGTCCCCAGGCAAGTCGATCACCCAAATCGTCAAAGCCACGGGCGACAACAAACAAGCGCTGCTCGACTTTCGCGCGCAAGACCTCGACGCCGCGAACGGATTCAACTACGTGCGCGTCTCGCTGACCGTCGGCGCCGCCGCCAGCATCGTCGGTGCCCTGCTGTATGGCGGCTCGCCGCGCTTCCTGCCGCCCCGTGATCCGACCGCCAGCCCGGCGATCAACCTCGGCGCCTCGACGGTTCTCTCGGTTTCCTGATCGTCACCGCCCGCAACCTGACGGCCCGCAAGGGCCGTCTTCCGGAACTCACCACCCATGTTTCTGGCCAGCATCTCCCCGCCCGCCACCGAGCCCATCACCCTTGCCGAAGCCAAGGCCCACCTGCGCGTCGACCTCACCGACGACGACGCACTGATCACCGCGCTCATCGTCGCCGCGCGCCAGTACGCCGAGTCGGAAACCGGGCGCTCGCTGATTACGCAGTCCTGGCGCCTCGTTCTCGACGGGTTCCCCGGTGGAAGCGGACCAGGAACGGCCGGGCCGATCCCGTCGCTGTTGCCGGGAAATGCCATCCTCCTTGACCAAGCACCCGTTCAGTCCATCACCAGCATCCAATACCTGGACACCGGCGGCGCCTGGCAAACGCTTCCCGAAACCGAATGGGTCGCCGAACTGCAGAGCGCCCCAGCTCGTATCACGCCCGCATTCGGCAAAACCTGGCCCGCCGCCTTGCCGCAGATCGGCTCCGTCAAAGTCGAATTTGTCGCCGGCTACGGCGAGGACGCCGCCGTTCCGCAAGGCATCAAAATCTGGATGCTCTTGCGCCTCGGCGCGCTTTACGAAAACCGCGAAGAAGTCTCCGCCATGCGCCAAGGCAAGATCGAAGCGCTGCCCTACGTCGACCGGCTGCTCGACGCCTATCGCGTAATCTGGCTCTGATGGCTATCCGTATCGGAACCCTCCGGCATCGCCTGGCAATCCAGCAGCGATCGACTGCGCAGGACTCCATGGGCGGCCAGGTTACCATCTGGAGCACGCTCGCTTTTGTCTGGGGCAGAATCCAGCCGCTGAGCGGTCACAAGCTGATGACGGCGCAAGCCGTTCATTCCGAAGTCACGCACGAAGTCGTTGTCCGCTGGAGGCCTGATTTGGCCAATCCGCAAACCGTTGCCGCCATGCGCATCATGCACGCCGGTCGCCCCTTCAACATTCGAGCATCGATGAACGAGGATGAAAGCAATCGCACGCTCACCCTCCTCACCGCCGAGGGCATGAACGATGGCTGACAGCGTTCACATTGCAGGCCTGGACACCTTCGCGCAAGCCCTCAAGCTGCTGCCCCACAACATCAGCCGCCGGGTTCTGCGCGGCGCCGTCGCCGCGGCTGGAAAAGTCATCCGCGACGAAGCAAAGGCGCGCGCCCCCGTGCATAGCGGCCCGGTAGCAAAAGGCCATCCACCGCCCGGAACCCTCAAGCGCGCGATCGCGCTCGGCCGCTCAAACCGCTTGAGCAAGCCGGGAAAAGAGGTCTACCACGTCTTCGTGCGCAACTCGGCCATCGCCGGCAGCAAAGGCAAGAAGATCATCGCCGGCGGAAAATTCGACGCCTACTACTGGCGCTACATCGAATTCGGCACCAGCAAAATGGCCGCGCGCCCCTTCCTACGCCCCGCGTTCGAAGCAAAAAAAGAAGCGGCCATCGAAGCCCTCACACAGTACATCGCCGAGCGCTTCCCGCAAGAAGCGGAAAAACTCGGCTGGAAATGGATACGGAAATGACGACCAATTTCCCAGACGCCATCGATGCCTATACCGACCCGGTCGGTACGCAAACGCTCGCCACAAACCGGCACGTACAGCGGCACGTCGACCTGCAGGACGCCGTCAGAGCGCTCGAGGAGGTGGTCGGCGTGACCGCAAGTCAGGACCCGATGTCGGTCCAGAAGAGGTTGGCCGACGTGATTGCCGCGTTGTCGGGCAAGGCTGACGTCATATCGCCGACGTTTCAGGGGACGGTCGCCGGCATCACCGCCGCTATGGTGGGTGCGCCAAATGGATCTGGCTCCAGTACCGGCACCAACACGGGCGACGAGACTGCAAGCAGCGTCGGGTCGCTGATCGCAGCCGCTGCCGACAAGGCGACGCCGGCTGACGCCGACAGCCTCGCGCTGAGCGATTCGGCTGCTGCGGGCATCCTGAAGAAACTGTCATTGGGTAACCTAAAAGCGGCGCTCGGCTCGCTCTTCATCAGGCTGGCTGGTACCGCTGGCGGCCAGACGCTCACCGGTGGTACGGCGGCTGGGGATAACCTCACCCTGCGCAGCACTTCGCACGCGACGCGCGGTGCGATCGTTTTTGGGACGGCGTCCGAGTACGACGAGGTCAATAACAAGTTAGGAATCGGTACACTGACTCCGTCTGCCAAGGTTCACGTTCTAGCCACAACTGAGCAGCTGCGGCTTGGGTATGACGCGGCCAAATACTGCTCGATTACCGTCAGTGATGCAGGGGCGCTGACTATCGACCCTACTGGCAAAACAACAACCATTACTTCGGTAAATTCGACCGCAACGCTCGGCACAGAGTTGGTCGCCAACGGTGGTTTTGACAGCAATCTGTCGGGTTGGACAGACAGCGGGGCCTCGTGGTCGTGGTCTGCCGGGACGGCGCTACACACTGCTGGGTCGATTTCTAACTTGTCGCAAAACGTCACTGTCGTGAACGGTAGTACGTATCAAGTCGAGGTCACTGTTACTGGGCGAACTGTTGGCAGTATTGCGGTTGCTCTAGGGTCAGTTAGCGTCGTCGATACTGGTGTAAGTACGGTTTTTACTGCTAGTTTGTCGCGCACAGTGGTGGCGGGGGAAACCGGCAGCGTGAGTCTGTCAATCGTTCCTACAATCGATTTTAACGGGTCCATCGACAACGTCTCGATAAAGCTCGTTACGCTGGGGTCTGCCACGGTTGCGCTTAGTATGGGGGTATTACAGATAAGGGGCAATGCGGTGCTAGGATGTTCTTCAACCGGCATA